TAGCAAAAAATAAGGTTCTTGAAGAAAGACTTAAAAAAGCTGAAGAAACTATTGAAAGCTTTCAAAATGCTACAGAAATGACTGATTTACTTTTACAATCTGAACGTAGTAAGCTAGAAACTTTTGAAATAGCTGATGAAGACAAGGTCGAAGAACATGTTCACAAACGTAAAAGAAGTCCAAGTCCGAGTCCAAACCCAATCCCAAGTTCAGATGCTATTGAAGATCTTCGAGCTTATCTACCTAAAAAGATAAAACCAATATATCATAAATATCATCTATGTTCTTATGAAAAAGAATTTTGTTATAATGATCATTGTAATAAGGCACATTCTTTAGATGAATTAGAAATTTGTAAATATGGAACAAAGTGTTTCAATCGTACATCTAGCTGTGTTGCCATATTACATTCTGAAGAGGAAAGAAGTGATTTGAAGTATTACGCACGTAAAAATAATTTAGATATACGACTATGTCAAGAATATTTAAAATCTGGATTTTGTTATAACTATGAAATTAATGGTTCAAGATGTAAGCGCATTCACTTTAATAAGTTCAAGGGAATTCTATGCTATGATTAAGATTTCATGTTCTAGTTCTTGTTTTTTTATTGTTTTATTTTCATATTTTATTATAATAAAGACTAAAGACAATAAATAATAATAATAATACAAAAAATTTTAATAATACAAAATATTTTAATAATACAAAAAAATTTAATAAAATGAATAATAATAATAAACAAAATCAATATTGGTTTGAAAATGTGAATATATTATTAGATACTTCTAGGTTAGATGAATTCATTCCAAATGGTAATATGACGTATGAGCAAAAAGTGAATTCAATGATTAGATTAAGTATTTATATTGGATTAATATTAATGGTTGTAATGAGAAATTATCTTTATCTCTACATTCCTATTCTAGCTATGGCATTATCATATATACTATATCTTTTTCGTAAAGTAGATAAAGAAAACACTAAAAATACGCATAAAGAAGAATTATCTCAACAATTAAATGGAAGTGTTTTAAATAATTCTTTTAAAATAACTGATGCACAAAATAGTATAGAACAGTTCGCAGATGGTTCATTTACTGAACCAAGTTTAGAAAATCCATTTATGAATCCTATGCCATTTGATGATAGAACGAGACCAGAAGCCGCACCTTTAGAACCTGATACAGTTGTTGGAGTTAAAACTGAAAAATATTTTAATGGTAATTTATTTAAAGATGTTAGTGATATTTTTGCTGCTATGAATAGTCGTCGAGAGTTTTATACTGTTCCATCTACAACTTATCCTAGCCGTCAAGATACATTTGCAGATTGGTTATATAAAACTCCTCCTACGTGTAAGGAAGGTAATGGAGATCAATGTGTGGCAATTAATGAAGATAGGCTTAGAGGTTCATCATTCAAATTACCTTATAATAATGCAATGAATGCTAAAATATTTATGTAATTAATTAATTTTTTAGTTTAAAATTGATGATGCACCGTCCTCAGGGGGTTTCAAACTGCAACCAAAACTGAGTGAGCTGTGCCAGAATGAATATGGCTTCACTTCAGATGGAAAAGTTCTCTGCAGCGCTGAGAGAGCACGCTACATGGTTATTAAACTCTAGGATCTTCTACCTTTTGTTGCCATTAGTGATTTTGTTCTCTCATATTTTTTTAATGTATTTTAACTTTTATAGAAATTAATGATAAAAAATAAAAAAAAAACACAAAATTGAATTAATTCTTTTTACTAAAGATAATATCATTCATTCGCAAAATGTTTGTTCGCGAGATCTGTGGTCGTGTTGATGGCGAGAATTGTTTCGAGACATTTTACAACCCAGTGCCTGCAGTGAAATTTTCGGCCAAGCTTCAGGAGGCTGGATGCTCTGATGCCACCATTTCCGCAGAGGGCGGTGTCTTTGTGGTGAATTTCACAGTTTCGGCAGAGATGATCAAGAACAATACAACGCATTTAATGATCATCAGTTTGAATAAGATCCTAGCAACCATGTGAGAATCATGAATGCTTATCTTTTACATCTCGTAGTTCTTAGAATACAACACTAACACCCGATGGTTCTGGTGTTTTTACAATGTATTGTCTTTTTTTTGTTTTTTTGTTCTATTTTTTATTATTTTAATTTTGTCTATTTTTTTATAATAACTTCAATCATCAATATGAAATAAAATTAATCTTATGTGAGTATTTATGCTAGAAATAAAATATTTCTAGTATTATAATAATTAAATTATCAAACCATATTAACAAAAAACTCAAACTCAAACATAACAAATAAATGGCAACTTTAAATCTTAAGAAGTTTGATATGAGTAAAATAGGAAAAGGCTGTGTAGTAGTAATGATTGGTAAACGTAATACTGGTAAATCTTTTTTAACTAAGGATTTACTATATTATAAACGGGATGTTCCAATTGGAACTGTTATTTCGGGCACAGAAGGCGCAAATCACTTCTATAGCAAAATTGTTCCGCCTCTTTTTATTCATGAGGAGTTTTCACCAGAAATAATAGCAAATGCACTTAAACGTCAGAAAATGGTAGTAAATAAGATGAATGAACAAGAAGAGCGTTATGGTAATACTAATATTGATCCGTGGGCATTCATTTTACTAGATGATTGTCTTTATGATAATACTTGGACACGTGATGTTAATATGAGAAGTCTTTTTATGAATGGACGTCATCATAAAGCTTTACTCATCATTACATCTCAATATTCTCTAGGAATTCCTCCAAATTTACGTAGTAATGTTGATTATGTGTTCATTTTACGTGAAAATTACATATCAAATAGAAAACGTCTTTATGAACATTATGCTGGGATGTTTCCAACATTTGAAGCTTTCTGTCAGGTTATGGATCAATGTACTGAAAATTTCGAATGTTTAGTAATAGATAATACTTCACAGAGTAATAAATTAGAAGATATGGTGTATTGGTATAAGGCAGATGCACATCCTAATTTTACAATGGGAGCACCTGAATTCTGGCAACATCATTCTTCTAATTACGATGCGCATTGTGATGATGCTGATGAATCTTTTGATCCTTCTGCAATGCGTAAAAAATCACAGTTTCATATTAATGTTAAGAAACGTTTTTAAACTATGCTATGGCAGTGAATACATCTTGTTTTTCAAACATATCACTAAAGCTATTTTCTAGATTAGCAGGAGACATTTGTTCATCGTAAATAGAACGTGGGATAAATCTATATTCTACTACAGTTTTAATAGGAGCATAAGTCATAATTTGTTTCTGATAACCGATTGCAATCATAACAATTCCAATAACAAATACTAGAAGTACTAAACTTTTCATTTTAACTTTTTCTTTTTCCTTACAATTATTATTTAAAATTCTTTATTTTGTAAATATATGATATATTTTTACTTTTACTTTTATTTATTAACTAAAATCTCATTCATTTATAAAACTACTATAACAAACTAAATCATAACCCATAATCAATGAATAAAAAGAATACTAAATTATTTTTAATAGCTTTATTAATTATTGGAAGTCTAGTAATAATATATATATATCAAAATTATAAAATAATAGATATTAATAATGAATATGAACCAGCATTACCATCAGTCCATATATCTAAAATAAAGAATATTCAACAACATCAAGCTTCTCCTTCAAGTTCTAATAATTCATTAGATGCTAATATTAAATTAATAATTGAAACCCCACAACAACAACAGCAGCATCAAACAGAATTTCCACCAACATACACAGAAGATGTGATTAATCCTAATATTAAAAATCTATCTTATTGGAATTATACGAATAGAAATGCTTTAGAACGAGTAGTAAATCCAATTCTTCCTCCAGAACGTAGTTATAATCAAGTTTATGGAGTACCTATTAATGTTCCTACCCGTGGTCTTTCCGGTGGTTTTCAACAAGTAGGATTAGTTTATAAAGATGCTATTGAGAACACAGATAAAATTCCCGGAAACAATACTGATACTAAAATTCTAGCATTATATGGTCGTCCAGTTGATACATCTCGTAATAAATGGTCTTATTATGTATCAGGAGATGGTTATCAAAATGTAAAAATTCCTATTTCATTTAAAGGTCGTAAATGTGATAATGAATTTGGTTGTGAAGAAATATCTAATTCCGATACATTAAAACTTCCATCAATGAATGGTGAATTCAAAGCGGAAATTTATGATTATGATAAACCACGTTATATTCCTACAGTATGGTAAAAAAAGAAAAGAAAAGATAATAATGAAACAAATAAACAAACTAAAGCTTACTATTCAATAGCATTAATCCATACATTAATTACTAGTTCATCATAGCCTCTTTCAGTCATTTCAGCAACAACCATTTCTTTATGTTTTTCAACTGTATAATTCCCTTGATCGTCAAGTTTGCGTTTTTCCAAAGCAATGATATTTGCGATTTGCTGACCGTTGTCTATTTCAATTTTAACTAAAGGACTAAATCCATTTAAACTATTTATTAATCTTGATAAACGCCCTGTAAAACATTTACATTCAGAATCAGACATTTCACTATTCATTACTTGTTTTACTTCATTTTGTGTTTCCTCAGACATTTTAAGAATTGTATGCCATATGTATCCTAATAGCTCTTTAAAAGTTAGTTGAAGCGTACTATGAACATCCAAATTCTCACAATATTCTAGGATTAAACGTTTAGTATTTTCAGTAAGAACTGTATCACTAAGAACTAAAGATATTACTTTATCATAATCAATAATACCTAAAGATTGAGCCGTAATATTTTCAATAGATTGTCTAATACATTTTTGAATATTATGATTATGAACGTTTTCACCATCATTATATATGTATAGTTCTTCAAATCTAATTGGTCTCCTATATATTATTTGATTTAAGAATCGTCTTACTTGAGGCGCTATGTTTTCAACAGGATTTCCATGATAGTCAAACGTTGATAAAGACAAACATCTAATTATAGAAATAGGAATAGCTGTTATTCTATTTATACTCAAATTTAAATAATCCAAATATAAAAATCTTTCTATCCACTCAGGAATTTCAGATATATGATTATGTGATAGATTTAAATATTTTAAAGTATTAGCTAGATTAAACACAAAATCAGGAATATGACTTATTCTATTAAGTGATAAATCTAGTGTTCTTAATCTTGCTAAATGTCCGATACATTCAGGTATTTCAGTAAGTATGTTATTATATAAATGCAATTCAGTTAAATTAACTAAATTACTTAAACTTGGAGACACTGAACTTATTTGATTACTTGATAAATAAAGACATTGTAAATGATGTAGCATTCCAATTTCATCTGTAATTACAGTTATTAAATTCGATGATAAATTTAAAATTCGTAAATTAGGAAAATGAACTATACATTCAGGAATATTAGATAATTTATTATATTGAATTTCAAACAGTGTCAAATGTTTTAATTTAGTAAAGTCTCCAGAAACACCAATAATTGAACGATGATTTAGATGTAAGTCATTAGATTTAACAGATATGTTTAAATCTAAATTAGGGGGCATGTATTGACTACAATGCTCAATTGTAATTATAGCAACTTCAGCGGCCATTATAATTAGGATCTTAAACATAAATATAAATTAATTAATTTTATCAATTTTATTTATAAAATTATAAAAATAAGATGAAAATAATAATAAACCAATTCAATAATACTTTTATTTCATATTTGGATTAGAACGAAGCATAACTCCAATATCATTTATTTTATTATTAACTAATTGATATACAATTTCACGTCCAGTTCCAGGAACTCCTATAATTCCTTGAACACCTACTCCAGAAACAACAAAATCATTTAATATTCTAATAAAACGACTAACTTCAGGCATTTCACTTGTCATTCCAAGTTCAATTAACTTAGCTTTAACTTTATCTGCTTCTATAGTTCTTTCTTCCAATGTTCTAGTATTTACATTTTTTTTTTGCTGTCGCGCAAGATGTTTTAATCTTTTTTCACTTGGCATTTAAAATGTCTAAAGGTGTAAAAAAATAATAATTGATATAATAATTATGAAGCTTCTTAAATCTGTTAATGTATAATCAATCATTCTTCATTCTGCATTTTTCATTTTAACATAATCTCGCATTTGATTAATTAATATCAGAGCGTTTTCACTTTATCTAATTTCATCCTGTGAAAATAAAGTCATTTTATTATTAAATTGATTAAAAGGAACCCATTCTTCAGTTTCATTTAGCATAGTAATTTTAGTTTCAGAAACACACCGTTTTTTCAATAAATTTGGATCATTGTGATAATATAATTTAGGTTCCCAAAATTTACCTCCAATTTCAGATCCACAATCATATCCATATACATGTTCAATCCAATTTGAAATACTAGATTTCATAAATTTCTTAATATAATGAAAAGAACATTCCCATTTGAATATATCATCATATATATAACTACCTCCAGGCAATGAATAACTATCATCCCAATGTGAAATTTGAACTTCTTTAAATTTTCCAGGTAATATTTCTTCTTTATTATTTTCGATCCAATCCCTCCAAAATGATGGATGAATTCGTGTCTCTAACAATTCATGATCAGTTTCTTTTTCTTCTTGATTTTTATTTTCTGCGTTTTGATCTTTCTCTTCGTTTTTCTCTTTTTCTTTCTCTTTTTCACTTTCTTTATTTGAAACATAACATCCTAACCAAGAACTATATTTAGCATTACCAACATACATAAATTTATAATTCTTAGTTCCATCTCCATCCATCATTCCACCATTCATATCCCATCCATTAGGTGGTTTGAATAATTCATAATATTCTGTATCACATCCATATTGTTTGTCGTAATTTAAATTTCCGTCATAATCATAACAATAATCATCAAAATCATCAAAATCATATTCATATTTTTTTGTTTTTTTACGAAATGTTCCTATTGCTTCTAAACTAAAATAATTTACCATTTTTTTAGTTTCATCATTTTCTATTAAAGACCATATATATTCAGTATAGCTCAAATGAAGTAAAAATTGTAATCCTGGAAAACCGAAAATCCAATTAGTATTTTGATACCAATCATAATCTACACTTCCATGATAATAAGCAGTATTATTTGTAGTACGTAGGATAAGAGTCCATCCAGCTGCTGCAGCATCAGTTTCTATAGTAGATAATTTAGACCAAGGAATTAGTTCATAATAAGGTTCAGATGTAAAATGTGGTTCTTTTGATGTTATATAGTCAATCCAATCTTCATCACTCATTGTTTTAAATGGATTTTTCTTAGTCTGTATAAATTTACGTTTTTCATTATGTAGAGGATATACTATTTTAGAAAAATCTAATGGCATAAGCTTGTATTTATCTAGTGCAATACGTTCAACTTGATAATGTCGATTACCATACATTTCTGTAATTTGTATTGTTATTGAGTAGTTATGTGTTTAAATTTCAATTTTATCATATTTACATAGTTTAGAAAGAAAAAATAAAAAAAAAATTAATTTAATGTTTTCGTGTGTGTGTGCGTTTTTGTGAGCGATGTGATTTTCGTTTACCTTTCCGAGAACCTCCCTGTGAAGGTGATAGTTTATTTTCCAAATTATTTAATTTTGATATCATATTTTTAAATTGCTGCATCATATTTTCATCAATATTGAATGGAGTTGGTTTATTTTTAATGTTGTATAAAGCACTTTGTGCCTGTTCTATATACTCTTTAAATCCTTCTATGTTAACTGAATATTTGGAGGAGGGGGGGGAGACATTTTAATTTTAAAAAAGTTTTAATTATTATTTAATTAAGATATAGAAAATAATTATAAATAAAATATTAAAATAAAAAATATAGAATTAACAAAACATTAAAATACAAAATAAATTCTAGAATTCAAATGCCGAAGCAATTGAATGTATAATATATTCTTCAATTGAAGATATTATATTGCAGTTATTTTTTTCTTTATTATTATTTGTATTACTAGAAGAAGTAGAAGTATCTTTAGAGCTATTAGTAATAATTATAGGAGTATCAGCTCTCATTGAGAATGATAATGGAATACCTTCTTCAAAAATAGGTTCGGATCCAGACATTTTATTATTTTCGATATGAGAAGCTAGATAATAATAGAAAATAAAATATATCATATTAATTATTTTAAAATCAATTTTATAATTTTTTTATCTATCATCGATTGGATTTAAGTGATGGTTTCATCTCGCTAAATAATGATAATAAAAAACCTATAAATACTATAAAATACTAAAACCACTTAAACCACTAATACTATCAATTAATTAAATAAAAAAATAATATGGGTGCAGGTTCATTACTAGAAATAGTAGCACGTGGTGCGCAAGATAAATATAATATTGGAAATCCACAAATTACTTTTTTTAAAACAGTGTATAAACGGCATACTAATTTTTCAATGGAATCAATGCCGCAATATTTTATGGAACAACCTGATTTTGGAAAACGGGTGTCTTGTATTATTGATAGGCGTGCTGATTTACTGAGTGAATTAGTATTAGAAATAGAACTTCCAGCTCTGGAACAAAATGTAAGTTGGATAAATGCTATTGGACACACTATGATTAAAACAGTTGAACTTACTATTGGTGGTGAAGTAATAGTATCTATGACGGGTGAATACTTAGATATAGATAGTGAATTAACAGTTCCAAGTAGTCAAAGAAATGGTTATTATAAAATGATAAGTAAAACTCCTAATTTTTCAAGAACTGCTCAATCAGGTGCACTTCATCTTTATGTGCCTCTTCCTTTTTGGTTCTGTCGTGATTTAGGACGTGTCCTTCCACTAATAGCAATGCAATATTCAGAAATCCGAATTAATATCGATTTCAAACCATTTAATGAATGTTGGTATTCTGGAACTTCAATGAGTATAATTCCACAAACAAAACATATTTCAAGTGCTACTCTTTATTGTGATTATATTTATTTAGATACTTATGAAAGAACTAAATTTGCTACAATGCCAGAAATTGAATATATGATAGAACAAGTTCAAGTAGTTGAAGGAAATTCTACCCCTGCTAATAATACTTTAATAAATGCGGATATTTTCTTTAATCATCCAGTGAAAGAGATCTTATGGATATATCAAGCTGATGAAGTAGCATTAACGAATGACTGGTTAAATTTCAGTTTAACTCTTGATAATGATACAACAGTTCAAATTCAAGAACCTGCCATTTCAGCCTGTAAATTAAAATTAAATGGTCAAGATAGGTTTGATTATAGAGCAGGTGATTATTTCCGTTTAGTTCAGCCTTATCAACGACATACTACAAGTCCAGATAATTTTGTATATTCTTATTCATTTGCTATTCATCCAGAAGAACCTCAACCTTCGGGTTCCTGTAATTTCAGTAAAATAGATAATACTGTATTAGAAGTTCAATTTAATTCTAGCATACCTGCCGGTCAAATAAGAGTTTATGCCGTGAATATGAATATTTTGAAAATAAAGAATGGTATGACTGGACTTATGTTTAGTGATTAAAGTGATGGTTTTGATTTTTTCCCGCATTTTTTAGCGGGGTGAATAGCTTAGGGTGATCATAAAAATGAAAAAACGTTAAAAAACGGACTTTTTCGTATTTCATCTGAAAAAAATGATATTACACGAAAACACGGAGTGCTACAGGTATTTCACCCGCTATAAAATAGGGTAATTTTTTATAACCAGTACCCCCCCCCACACTCAAAATCTAAATATCATTAACGAGTTCAATGTGTGTAATTAGAATTTTGCGACAACAATATCGATGTAATCCGAGTTCATCAAGAACTTCACCTTCAGGTGTTTTTTTAATATCAGATGCATTAATGTCTATAACAGATGGTTTTGTAGTATCTTCAGTTTTTAATGCTAGTTTCTTTTCAATTACACGCCTGAGATAATAATCATACATATCTGCAATTACTTTATTACAAGTAAAACAACGGATTGGAATAATCATTTTGTGTTTTTGTAATTTAATAGTATATTTTCTTTTTAGTTTTGTTATATTAGTTTTATTATAGTAGTTTTATTAAAAATCAATTTTATAACTTTAGGAAATTCTAGTAATCTTAATTTACTTTACT